CTGTAATATCTGTTATTCCTTCAAGAGCCTCAGTTGCACTTAATCCAAAAGCTTTCTGTGCATCAGCAGCTATTTCTTGTGATCTGGCAAAAGTTCCAGATGCTTTTGTCAATAAACCTAGTCTTACATTTAATTTTTCAAAATTAGTTGATGTCCTTATTGCATTTCTAGCTAAAACTGTAAGACCTATTCCACCAAGAGCAGTTCTAAGACCACCAAAAGCAGATTGTAATTTATTTGTTTGAGCTTGTACTCCATTTAATGCTCTGGTAGCACCACTGGCATCAACCGTAAGTTTTACATTAGCCTGTGCCACAAATAAAAAAAGCCTTTATTATATATTACCCTGAATTGTACTTTTGTCGCCGTAACTCTCTTTTTTCTTCTTCATACTTGTTTTCATAATATGCAGCCCAATATATCAACTCTTCCTCAGAAATAGAAGTTCTTAGTTCATTTATTGTTTTACCTAGTTCTGTTGCGAGAAAAAACTCAAAATTAAGCCAACTATCTCGCCTTAATCTTTTTTTGCTGAATCTACATCAAGTTTTATATCAAACAAAAATAACTCTATTTCATTTAAAATATTCTCTGGTAATTCTCTTTGTAAGTTTGGTGCATCTGCAAGAGCAAAAGCTTTTGTACCATCTTCTAATTCTGCCATTTGGCAAAGTAATTGAGTTGATACTGTAAGAGCCTCATCAGTCCCTGCTACACCCTGAGCACGTTGCCTATCATATCTAGTTAATGGTTTAAAGTATAAATCAACAACCTTTTCACCTTTAGAGTTTTTAAATTCATATTTACGTCTAGCTGTCATCTGATCTTTGTAAGATTCAGTCAACAGATCAATAGTTCTTTTTGTTGCCATAAAAAAATTAAGTGCGTTTACCTAATGTACTATATCTCTGAAGTTATGGTACCACTTGTGATAAAGCTAATATTAATTATCTGAACTTCCCCAAGTGTTGCACCATATTCTGCATTAGTGATAATCCCCGCAAAACTAATTTTTTTTGCAGAAGTATCTTTGTCAGGGAAAAATTCAAATAATGCATCAGCATTATCACCTGTGGTTAATACATCATCAATAAATGTTGTATAACCTGCTCCAGTTTCTGATGGACTATAAAGAAGTTCCGCTGAACCTTCGCCAGCAATTAAACCACCAATATTTGTTTTAAAAGTATCGCCTTGTTTTGTTGTCTCTATAACGTCTTTACTAATAGATAAAGACCACGATCTTGTCTGTCCAACGTCAGCTTCAGTTCCGCCAGCGTTTTCAAACATAATTTTTCCAACATCACCCTTGATAGCCATAACAAAAAGAAGTATTTATTTTATATTAACCTTTTTTCTGATAATTTTCTATTTCTTTAATAAGTTTTTCCTTACTTTGTCTTTTATCTAACTCAATTCCTAATTCTCTACCTTTAATTTCAAGCTCGTCTTTTGTTTTATTTCTTAAATTTTGAAGTTTTTCAAAATATCTTTTACAATGAGGATCCCAATACGCAGCATCTCTTCTCCCCTTAACTGCCTCTATAGCGTCAAGCATTTCCTCAGTTATAACAAGTTTTGGCATAATTAAAGTTCTTCATATATTTCAAAGGTTATTCTGATTTGTGTTTGAAACTTACCTTCAGGACTTGATGTTAAAACTTCAGGTCCAATAGGTGAATCAAAAATAACATTTGAAACTGTAATATTATTGTAGAGGTCACGCAACCTTTTGCCAATAACATAGTTAGCACCTGCTCCAATACCTTCTTCTGTAAAAATATTTAAAATTATTAAACCAACAACACTATTTGTAGAGTTAGCAGAACCACCCATTGTTAAATAACTGCCAGAACCAAAACTTGTCTGGCATTGAACAAAAGTATCTTCTGTAGTTGAATCAAAAGACATATTATTAAATACTACAGAAATAGCAGGACTTGATGCTAACTCTGTTGCAAGTCTTGCCTCTATAGTTGACCGTACTGTATTAAGATCAGTTGCAGCCATTACATTCTCCTAATTATTCTTGCTAATTCTTGCGGAATATATTGTGTGGTTAATTGTTTTGCTTGTAATTCTGGAAAGCCTTTTATTGTTTGTTGTCTAGTTCTATATCTGTCTTGCCAACTAGGTGGTAATGAAGTTCCATAAATGACAGGTTCAGCATATTCAACATTATTAATAATAGTACCTTTAAATTTTCTTATATCAGTTTTCCAACCATTTCTTAAATTACCAGTATCAACAGGTGTTGCATTTTTAGATAATTCAGTCCACCTCAATGTAGTTTTTTGTACTAACTCCTGTACTGCTTGAGCCATTACATCATCTATTTGATCAAGCCTTATCTGTCTAACCATAATTACCTCAAAACAAGTTCAAAGCTAATTGGTGTATTGTTCTGTTCATTTGTAACAACAGAAATAATTTTAAATTCAACACTACTTATAACAACTCTGTCTTTTGTTGTTGGTACATAATCTAAATCATTTGCAGATATTGTTAGAATTTTATCCTGTTGTTCAATCAGATCATTTACTTGCGACCTTGTTACATTTTCTAAAACACCCTTAATTGTTGTATCTGCAGTCGTTTCAGCAATAACACCTGAGGTTGTATTATATGAACCGGCAGTAACTTTTCTAATAGTTACATCTCCACCAAGTTTACTTAATGTTTTTGATGCTGCTTTTTTTAATGCGTTAGCTAAACTCATAATCTATAAACAATAACAGTTCCGCTATCTAATACAACAACAGAAAATGGGCCAAAAAATTCTGCTCCCGCTTTTAATTGAATTGATTTATGGTCTCCAAAATATGCTGGTAAAATACTATCAAAATCTGTAATATCATCAACTGACGGGACTGAATCAAAAAGTTTACCAACAGTGATTACAGAATCTTGTAATGCCATCACTTTGCCAAATCTACCCGTATGAGCGTTGGTATCATTTATTATTTTTGCTGCAGGAAAATATGTTGTCACAGTAGATAAGCAATAACAGTACCACTACTTAATGTAATACTTGTAATAACACCTTCTATTTCGGCAGTAGATTTAAACTGCAAAGATGTTAAATCACCTGTAATGTTTTCAGAAACAAGAGTAGCAATAACAGAATCTTGCAAAGCAGCAATTTTACCAAATCTACCCGTATGGGCTGCTGTATCATTGATGATTTTTGCTGAAGGGTAACTGTAACCCATAATTAACTCCTTTTAATAGCGACATTGCCGGGTCCACTTATTCTTAATCCAGTGAAATACCTTTCGAATAGTGGTGGTACTCTATCAGCACCAACCGAACCATAAAAATTCGGTGTTGCATCTAGATTACCAATTTTAACATTTTTAAAATCTTCAAGACCACTTAATCCTAAACCATTACGATTATTATTCAAGTAAACAGCAAGAATTACTTGTGCCTTTTTGACTTGTTCTGGTATCTCTGTGTCAGTAAAATAATCAGTTGTTATGCGAAATGGAAAACCTGTAGCGTAAGTATTTATATAGGTATCTGGTTTTCTGACACCTGTTCGAGGCCATTGTAATGCTTGTGTATCTGTTACCCTTGCACCTAAGAATCTTTCTCTGTCAATCCTTACCGCAGCAGTATATAAAGCTCTATTTTTGTTATCAGTATTGGAACTATCCCATACTGAAACATCATCATCAAGAATTAATCCCTCTACAATTGCGTTTGCATCAGACAGTGTTATGTAACTGTTCGCCGATGCTCCCCCCACTGTTGCGTCTATCGTGATTGCCATTTTGTTTTAGTTTAGGCTTACGTTTTGTTTTTTTAAGAGGTTCAGGGGCTACTGTTTTAGTAGCCTCCTGTTTTCTCATTCGTCTAAAAGCGAATATGCCCATTAACTAGATGCACCCTTTAATGCAACAAAATTAATGACAATAGCTTCACTTAATGAACCAGCAGAAACATTAGAAACTGTGATTGCGAAGGAACCAGCAGCAATAGTGTTTGCAGCTACAAGATAACTACCAGCAGTACCAGCAGAACCATGGTTAACTACTACAACATCAGTTGCAGCAATTTCACTATTAGTAACTGTAAATGATACTTCTGCGGCAGCATCCAAAGCTGCATTGTTCATTGTGATCTGACCTGACTCTGTATTTAGAGTGACACCTGTAGATTTGTTTGTTGCTTGTGTTACTGTACCGCCTTTAGTTGGTCCAGTTAACTTCCCAGCAGTAACCTCAAATAAACTTGGCATAATTAATTACCTCTAGTCTTGAGTAGATACGTTAGTAGCTCTAACGATACCAATGTTCTTTGTCTCGTAGACTTTCGACCAGTTGCCTACAGTTTGAAGTTGTGCTCTTGTTGGGTTTGTTGTTGTAACAGCCCATTTAGAACCAACAGGATGATATGTATAGTGAAGATCAATAGCCATAGCATCAGACTTTGCCAGAATGTCTCTGTCTGTTTCTGTTGTTAGACCAGCTTGCTCGCCACTTGCTACTGCACCAGCAGTAAAGAAATATGTACTGTATTCAGTTGATGAACCACTACCAGTAGTAGAAACATCATCAGAAACAATAACTCTTAGTCCGCAGTATGTTGGAACTGTATCGTTTCCACCAGCATATGCAGGGGCAATAGTACCACCACTTGCTGTTGCAGAACCGCCGTTTCCATCTGAAGCAAGAACATAGTCAACCATTTTTCTCTCTACGAGATCATAGTAAACTTTGCTATGCATACAAACTGCTGTTAGCTTGTCGCCTTGATCGCCAAGAATTGATCTTGCTTTTGCAACGTGCTTTGGAGATAAACCAGTTGGGCTATCACCTGATTCTGAATCTATACAAAGATCAAAGAAAGCTGAACTGTTTGTGTTTTCATTGATAGAGCCAAATACTCCATCAAGACAAGCAAGTAAATCTTTTTGTCTTTGGTTTGCAATGTAAGCT